GTTTCCATCAGTATTGAGTTCCTTGATAATATGGGAAACCTTGTCAAGGTTTACAGTGGGGCCAGATGGGTGATTGAGTTCACCCATTGCACGGTTCTGATTAACATATTGTTCGCGATACGTATCCACTGCTGGATTGATGTGTCGTGTAGGATAAACTCTACCGTTTCGGTTCTTCTGCTCGGCTTGCATAAAGACACCTTCAATGTAGTAGTGCTTGGTGTCACCTTTTTTCTCTACGAGGCACTCAACGTCCTCTACCATTTCTGTTATTAGCTTCATGTCTTTATGCCTTTCTTTTGTTAGTGATCGTCGTGGTGACCTTCGGAAAGAATGGTCAAGTTATCAACAGAGACACCCTCTTCGATTCCATGTTCAAACTGAACATCATACCAAGCAACGTTTCCATTTTCGTCTGGGGTAGCGTGCTGTCCGAAGATTGGTGTTCCTTCGCCCCATTGCTCTGAGCAAACTTTCTTAGCGCAATTATGTTTAGTTTTATTTTCTTTCTTTACACAATCACCCTTTTCATTCTTCATTTCCTCACCGAACATTTCAGGGGCTACTTCTTTGTATTGTTCTCTAATAGCAACAGATAGAATATCATTGAGGTATCCTTCGGTTGCTTTCTTTGCATCAATTAGATTTTCATCTAAGATATGTCTGATTATGTCTAGGCTCTGGCTCATTGGGTATACCTTTCGTTAAATTTTAGGCAAAATTCAATCGTATTATGAAAATTTGCTCGTGATTCGACTAATCGGTTAATTAGACGAACTTGGTTTGTTTCGTTAAGATTATCAAAAACTAAAAGAACTTTTCTACTTTCATCTGGTTTTAACATCGAATCTGTACCGTCTTTAAGAATTATAGAAATGTTACTATTCTGCTTATCGCACTCTCGTAACACATGAATAACCTCATAATCAGGCTTCACATTATTTAGATTTTCTTCGTGCTCAAAAATCTCTTTAGTAGTTTCAAAAACAATATTTTGCTTCTTTTCGTTGATTTTCTTTTCAAGTATACCCCCGAGAATATCTTTGAAATTATTTTCATCTTCTTCTATGAAGCTTTTTATTAGATTTATTGTACTCATCCTTGAAGTCCTTGTTCTGGTGCTGGTTCTGCTATTTCACCAGAAGATCTTTCAATATTTATCTGATTTTCCATTTGTATTATTTCAGAATCACCCATTCTTAGAATATTTCTCTTGACATATTCCTGTGAGAAATATACCCCGATAAGAGGTTGAATTTGTCCAAGCATTTGTATACGACTTGTTAAGATCTCATTCTCTTTTAGCTCTGTAAAATATGAATCTCTATTGAAAATTATTTCAATATCAGGACTAATTTCATTCCAGTCATCTTCTGTTAAAATGCCTTTTAGTATGCACTGTGCTCTGAGTATGTGTAAAAAGATGTGTGAGAATCTGGTTCGAAGTCTTTCAATATACTTATTAAAGTTAACTTCGTCTCTGGTAATCTCTGCTGATCTACCCATATTGAAACCATTATCAGCTTGCATCCTAGTAATTGGTACATTAAGTGCTGTATATACCTTTTTGAGTAGGTATTCAACATCTTCCATTTGACCAAGGTTCTGTCCACCGGGTAGTGTACTAATTTCAGTTCCCCTACCACCTTCTCTGCGTGGGAGGTAGTAGTCTTCAAGCATCGACATATGATCTCGGCTATCATTGACCTGCCCTGTACCCTGATCATATGTCATCTTGGTTCGATATCTCTGCATGACTTCACGAAGATATTGTTCTGCTTTTTGTTTGGGTAGGTTACCAACGTCAATATAAAAAACTCTTCGTTCTGGTGCTCTGGAAACGCGATAAACAACCACAGCATCTTCAATCTGCCTGAGCATGTTTATTGGTCGAATTGCTTTCTGTAGATATCCAACAACTCTCTTTGAGTTAGCATCAACAAGCCCTGAGTTTGCATATGCAATAGAATCTTTGGTGATGTTTAGTCCTGTATTTGATGTTGGGTAGATTGAATCTTTTTCGGTGTTGGTATAAACATAATATTCTTCTATACTGTCTACCAATGAAACCGTACTAGTGCCATTCTTTTTGTCACGGTTTACTTTTCTGACCCGTCTAATTTTCGTTGCATCTATTGGTCTCAATTCAACGATACCTTTTATGGGATTATTTTCATCGATCACCATTTGATAATATAGTTTAGAATCTACGTACCACCTTCTAAATATTTCATATGCCTTTTTGTGGAAGTCCATAAGACGTAAAACATACTCAAATTCATTTTGTATTTTATTCTTAATTGAAGGGGACAGTTTAACACTTCCCAGTCCAACTTTAGCAGGCTTTCTATCTGTACCCATTACGATTGCTTCGTTACAGATATCTTCGATAGCATTATCTACTTCCGGGAAAAGAGCTAGACCTCTATACTGACCAATTAGAGCATTTTCATCTCTTACAGCACCAGTAAAATCAACATAGGTTCCTAGAATACCACCAGTTTCAAACTGATATGAACCATCATATTCATCGGGTGTTATAGCCGACTTTGCGACAGTTCCGGGAAGATCTGTTGCTATTCCCGTTGTATCTTTAGTTGTTCTTCCGATTGAAAAACCTAGTAAGTTTATAGCCATTTTTTCTCCATATTATATTCAATCAAGACCGTCTATTTTATGATATTGATATTCGACTGTAACATTAAATTCTACTAAGGTATCTATGGAGTTTGCATCCACACTAATTGGACCAACGATTGTTGGCCAACAATCAACCAGTGTTACTTTCTTTATCTCATTACCTGCATTATCTACCTGTGTTATTATCCAATCTGCGGTAAATGAGTCCCAACGCTGAGAACTTACATTAGTCTCGTGGTTGTTGATAATATTGCTCCAGTCATTAAAATTATTCCACAATGATTTATTTTTACCATTGTTTTGATCGAGCACACGAAAAGTCCATGGGAAATAAATTCTATCACCGGGCCACTTTAAAATTCTACCTCTATATGGTACACGAATGGGATTCACTTGACTGGGTGGTAAAGTAGCCGCCCTGATATAGAATCTATTCATAGCTTGCTTGTTTTTCACCCCGTTAGGAAAATCCATCTCCACATTATAGCGATGGGTTCTATTTCCCCCATTGAATTGAGCAACGAAGTCTTCTAAACTGTTGGGATCAGCCATTAATATGAACTCCCTCTTCCACTGTTAAATGAAGCTGAACTAGACGAGCTAGGTCTAGAAGAACTAGATCCAGAGCTAATGCTACCACTATTCACAGCAGAACTACTGACTGATTGTGTACCGCTTTTAGCCGTAAATGTAAGATTAATAACAGTTATGGAACCAACAAATTTGACCACTAAATTTACATTTAATTGATTGGAATCAACTACAGATGGTGGGTTATTAGTTTCATCACACACTAGAGTGTATTCTGATATGCCACCAGAAGCCTCTGTGTTTCTCAATATTGGTGATATTGTATTAACGATCGAAGCCTGAGTTGAAGTATCATTTGGTTTGTAGAGGTAAGGTCTAATTGCAGTAGCAATAACACGGCTCAAATACAATTGCGTTAGCACAATATTAACATGTTCGAATACTGATGAATCTGAATCTGAAGGTTGTCTACCTGTCATATCACCAAAAATACACGAACCTGTTCCTTCAAACGTTCTCGTTGTATTTACGTAATATCTCTTTAGATATGTAATGTCATCAGTTGTTGGTGTATACTCCATTCTTACTACATCTAGAATTCTACCAGCAATAATACCCGCAGGTGCACCAAACGGTGTTGATGATGCATTGACTCTTGACATACATCCAGCAACATCAGCGGACAATGCTGATGATATTAATGATGATGAAGTGTTATCACCAATACTATAAGTCTGTGATGTTCCTAGATGTAACTTATTTCCCGCGATACGAAAACTTTTTTTACTTTGTGTTTCTAATCCAGAAATACCCTGAATATTAGATTTAATATTAGTTGTCCCAGTTAATAGTATTGGACAAATTGCAACACAATCTGTTCTTCCATTTACTATAGTAACAATATCAGAATTGTATCTATAGTCATGTGTGAATATACAATTAATTGTTGTTGGTAAACTTTCCAAAATATCAAGTGCATTATTTACTGTCTCTGTTTTGTTATCGACTGCACCTGAAATTACACACCTACCACCATATCTCAGGTAGTTGTGTACACTCCACCATTCTGATGACCAAGGAATATCACTACCATCAGAGTTTTTATTCGGTCCAATTGGCCAGTTACCATTTGCATTTCCGTCAGGTGTTCCACTTGTATACTCAACGACAGTATCACCATCTTCTCTCCCAGTGCTGGAGGTATACCATCCTGTGTCGTATGTTGTAGTTAGTCTAGTGTACCAATCTGTAACACTAGAAACTACCATAAATCCAGCGGCTCTTTCATCTGGTGTTCCGAATGCTGCAAGTAAGCCATTATAACTAGGGAATGCTGCCATCCAATTAATATTGGTTTCCCCAGATTCTGGAACAATGAATCCCTCTGCTGTATCTGTGGTTACGTTGATTTCTGTCATTTTACTCTCCGTTGGAGTCTTGGTATGTTTCTAAGTTATTTATAGAAATGGAGTGTCGGAGGAGTCACCGGCACTTCTCCAGTAATCCTCACCATCGTAAAACGATGTGGGTTCCTGATCATCAATCGTGGTTGAGAATCCAAAGGGTAAAATATCTTCCTCAATTCTCTTCATTTCATCCTCATAGATATCTTTTCTGATATCCATATCAGTCAGATTTTTGAAATACTCTTGTCTGGTAAGCCAAGCAAATAACACCAAACACATCACTAGGTCATCATTATGTCCAGCATCTGCCTCAAATGATGCACCTTTTGCTACAAATGTGTATAGTTCTTGGATTATATCCATATCATCTATTAGTAACTTATCGTTTTCTATTAGACTTTTCAGGACAGAACAACCGACTTTTTTTACTGGACCTGTAGTCCTAACACCCATCTGAGATTGTGAACCACCGAAACCACTACCAATAACCTGTCCTGCTCTACCTTTATATACAGACTGTAGAACATTTTCATACTCAAGATCTTGGTATAGGATATCCGCAACCTGTGCTCCAATGTCATTGAGTTCAATTAGACAGTATGCTTGATTGTATTTGTCACCGACACTTCGGATCACAGTGGGATATACAAGCGGTGAAATGGTATTATTTCTGAATCTTGCA